TAAACCCTGGAGTGATACTCATGATTTCTTCTCCTGTGCTTTTGGCTGCGCTTTGGTTTCAATTGGGCGGTCTTCAACAACCACGACTTTTAGCTTTGGATGTGCACTAATTTGCGCGCGTTTGCCGTCGCTTAGCTCACCCGTTTTAAACTTGTTTTCACCAGGCTTAAACGTAACGGCTGCGCGCGTAATATCGTTGTCGCTGGCGTTGGTCACTATGATCATGTTGCATTTCCTCTGTACCAGGTATTGGTTGAAAATCTGTCTATCCACCAAAGGCCGTCGTTGGTGAAACCGATAAGGTCGCCATTCCCCAAAATAACGCGTTCATGCTCATCATTAGGTTTCCAACCGAACAGCGAGTCACGCAGTGTATTGCGCAGGCTTTCAAGTTCTGCAAGCGTTCGCTCGCCTGTAGGGTCGTTAATGGCACGTAATCCAATGACCACACCAAACGTCACGATAAACTCTTGCAGCGGACGGCCCATATCGACATCACGGCTATTTGTCATGGGTCGATTGCTGACTGGCACGACAAACGCGGCGCTATTGCGATGCAGTGGTTGGCTCATTGCTTTTCGCACGTTGGCGGCGGTGCCAACCTCGTCGAACAGGCTGGCAATGCGGGGTTTAACCAAATTCAGCATCAAATAAACCCCTTTGAGTTGCGACGGCTAAACACGCCTTCGTCACTCTGAATTTGTATCTGGTCGTCAGATGCGGGCGACTCGTTGCTATCTGATAGACCTAACCGCACTTCGCCTTTTCCCACCGATTTCAAAAAGTCCATTGCCGCCTTGTTGTTCTTATCGACGGTTTCAGGAACGGTGTGGTCGTACATATTGAACCTGGCGATGTCAGCGCATATTTTAATTAGCACGCTAGGCACAACATTAAGGGGCAGGGTGTAACGCCCACCCAAATAGCCATCAATCAAGTCACTGGCATCCTCTATGGCTGCACTTACTGCTTGCTCGTCAATAAAGCCGTTATTGTCGCGGTCAGTAAGACGTAACAGTTCATCGGCTCCGTAACGGTCAATTAAGTTGTCAGTAGTGCAATACGCCATAGTGATGCTCCGACTAGCGCTAATTAGGCGCTAGCACCCGTGTCTTTGGTTGTGCTTGCTTTACCCGTCGCTTTCGTTCCCGTCGACTTGGTAGGTTCGGTTTGCGAAGCAGTCTTTTTTTCTTGCGTCTTTTCTTCAGTGGCGGCAGCGGTGAGCGCGGCAGAGATAAGTGAGGTGTCAACGCCTTCTGGGATGGCATCGGACTGCATTTCACGGACAGACAGCTTTTTCTCTTCGTGAATAGCGTTGAGCTGCTCTTCTTTAAAGTAACCTTCAGGGAAGGCTTTTCCGGCGTCAGTAAAGGTTGTTCCGGCACGACGAAAGGAAGGCACACTTGAGGCAATAACTAATACTGCAATAGCGAGTTTTGACATAACGTTTCTCCAAAACAACTGGCCTTTATCTAAAAGCCAGTTGTAGTAGTTGTAGTGATTGTTAAGGTTCTAGGTATTCAGGCTTATAGGAAGTCGGGACTTAGGACTGTAAACTTGCCCTTAAGCTCGTTGCTTACCGTCACGCCGCCGTCGTCAATTTGCTCTCGCTCGTTAATTTGCGTAGCAAGTTTGTGCAGTGAGGATGGTACGACTAGCGTTAACTTATTCTTACCTAAGCCCAGTGAGCGGCCACCGTCTGCTTTAAAGCTGCGGAATAAATTAATAGCTTCCCAAAGCGTTTCAGATGTTAGTTCTTTCTTGACGCCTACTGCCATTTGCCAGAAGCCGTAGCCCACATTACAGCGGCAATCTACGCCGTAGCGGAAAACCTTATTCATGAACACTTGTTCGTCGTTAGGGTTATCCATGGCGACAAATTGCATACCTTTGCGCTCTTGGAAGATAAGCGGTTTTAAGCTTCGCGATGTGTCTAACAGATACCAGGCATCGCCTGCGTAGCCTTCATCAATGATTGCGTTAGAAAACGAGGTGTCTGCACCGCTGCCATCTACTTCAGCATTGACTGGGTGGTCGGTGTCAAAGAAGTACTGCCCGTCGTAACAGGTAGACGTAAAGCCAGCACCCAACAAAGGGAAGACCAGTTCGTCTGGAAATACAGACGCCGCGTAGCCCATCTCGTCCATCATGGGCGAATAAACGCCAAGGTTATCGTCTTCAATATCGTTTCGGTCTACCGCTACCGTCGATTCAAAGTCTTTATTGGTAATAGAGTAGCCATGTTCTTTAATTGATTTAAGCTGACGCTCGCCAACCCATTCGCTGAAGCCTGGCCATTGCCCTAACCAGCCATATGTATTCGATTTGGTTGAGGATGGAACGACGGTAGCGACGGCATTAAACATCGGCATGCCGCGAGTTTTACCGTCTTCAAAGTTTTTACGAAACCCAGTGCGGATTGCGTTTAATACAGGTGAGGTAATAATAGCCATGTGCTTTATTTCTCCAAATTAAGTGTGTGGTTAGACATAGAGCTAGTCTTTCTTAAGCTCGGTGGCGTAGTCCTCGTGGGAAATGCCCAGTTGGTCTGCTACAAGCTTTTGATCAGCGGTAAGGGCCGCAACGCCGTTTTGGTCTTCACCGTCTGGTTTCTTTTCTTTGGTTTGTTTACCACCAAAGGCTTCCACGCTTGCGCGGCCATCAAGCTGTGCTTTAAGCGCTGCCATGCTACTTTTGCCTAGGCTACGTAAGTAAGGCAGCTCCGCTTGCGCCACGAACTTGCCGTCTTTTTGGGCCTGCTCAATAAGCTGGTCGACAGTCACTGCGCTGTGGTTTGCCGATAACGCTGCTAGCTCTGCTACCACGCCGTTATAGGTTTCGATAGGCACATACTCGGCTGGGTTAATACCTTCTTTGGCTTGCTCAACTTTTGCCGTAAGCGCGGCAATTTGTTGGTCGCTTTCTGCTGCGCCGTCTAACTTGGACTTAATTTCGTCAAGCTTGGCTTTCACGCCTGGCTTAGTTAACTGTGCATGTAATGCAGCAGCATCGATGTCGGTAGACGGGGTAGTAATACCCAGCAGGTTAAATAGCAGGGCTAATGCTTCGTTCATGGGCGTAGGCTCCGATGGTTGGTTATTAACGTTTGCATGAAGGGCGGCAGCTTGACTCATGCCCTTTACAGCTGGGTCATTAGTGAGAGCGGCGCTGTGAAGGTCTAACACTTCACCTGTGTGTTTGTTGTAAATGACGACCGGGGAGTAGTATTTGTACTCACCGTCTTTGATGTGCTTTCGCGCGGTAGGCGTGAAATTAAGCTGAGCAAATAAGCCTTTGTCTTCTCGCCATTCGAATTTATTACCCCATGCACTGGCAGGGGCTTTAGAGCCGTTCTCTTTGGCAAGTAGGGTTTGATGGTCATAGTCGACAAGCAGCTGCTCGCCCGCATCAGCTCGCGCATTTAATTTCGCGGCGAGGGCTTCGCCTTTGGCATTATCGATGCGCCACTTATTACCAGGCACTTCAGTAGGGCGGCCATCATAGGCAGCGAAGTCGGCTCCCGGGAGTATTTGTTGCCAGGGCTGTTCTATATCAATTGAAAAAGTACAGGCAGCAACGCCAAGTGGAGACTCAGCGTTGTTCGACTGGTTCGATAGGGCAGCAAAGGACACGGCTGCTGCTAGCGTTGTCGCTACATGGCGGCCTCCAAGTACTGAAGATGTAAGTGTGGTTAATTGTTTTTTCATAGCCCGACCAGTATGTCGGGCTATACGGAAGAAAGGGGATTAGTCTAGGTTTGGGGTGTTGTTAGCTTTTGAAATAATGCGTGTGTAGTCGTCTATAAGTTTATTCATTCGTTCTATAACGTCATCTAACTTAGAGCCATCGTTCAATAGCAGTGCAGTTTGTTCCAACCTTTCAAACGTGTTGATTAACACTTTTAGCGCGCCGACGTAAAATAATTTATTGACTCCAAGTTTTTCATATTCGCTAACATAAGTATAAATGCTCCTGGCATTTATAAGGCACAAGTAAAGTGCTTCGCTATATGCGTTATAAAACTCAACTGAATCTGAACTTTTGATTGGTACCCTTCCTTCCATTCCAAAGTTTTCTTCTAACGTTATAAGCGATAGCCTTAGGGTTCCAACATTGAACCTACTGTCATCCCCTAAGACTTGGACAGCGAAATCTCCATTCGGCGATAGAAAGCCGAAATTCTTTTCCATTGAAGTATAAAACTTAGTCTTGCTATCTTTGAACTCATCTTCAGTTTTATCAAATACTTCTACAGCTCGGCTATGTGCGATATTTTCTTTATGGATCTCAGCGGTTGCTCTAAGTTCTTTAGCTGTGGAGTTTAGTTCACTTCGCTGATACCTCAGCTGGCGAAGCAGCAGTAGGATAGTTAAAAACGTGAGCATCGGATTTAAGATGCCACCGAAGAAATCTCCGAATGCACCAAACTGCCCTTGGTCTCCCAATCCACCATGAAATTGATAGAAATATATGCCAAGCATTGCAATAAGCACACATATCGCGAAAAAAGAAAAATACTTGATGATTTTGTCTAACGTAGTGTTTCCGTCTTCGACAAGGGGCTTCCCTTCGCTCATTGCTGTTTAAATCCTTTCAGAAGTGTTTAAGTTTTTTAATTGGTAACTTTGCTCGTCTAATTAGCAAAGTCGCCTTAGGATGTCTTACAGCGCGTTTTTATGCAATAGCATCTTTCAGGTGGCCTTGCAGTATTTCCACAATTTTATCCTCATCCCTCCACGGCCCCGTTGTGAGACCTAAGAACGGCCTAGCGGGTATGCCGTCTTCTTCTCTACCGAATTGGTGCGTGGCGGCGTATTCTTGGTTGCTTCCGAATGTGAGTACTCTTCCCGTTATCTGATAGGTTAACAAATCACGCATGGTACCGGATTGCTGCAGTATCCTATCTTCGCCACCTTTTCGTGCTAACGTCTCTGGCGCAAGCGGTTCCCACTGTTCACCATTGGGCGCTAGCTCAAGCTTAAAACGTTCTTGGGTTGCTTCTATCAGATAGTCGCCGATTTCCGCGAACGCTGGTTCTAAGTCAGTTCCTGCCCTAGCAATGCGAGAAAGCAACGCATTTATCTCTCCACTGCCATAAGCACGAACCGTAATGAAGCTGCCAGCCATATTAATCAGCCTGTAGCACTAGGTTAGAAAGAAGATCACCAAACATGGCTTTTTCATGTTCAGGGGCTTTTTTCATTAGCGCTTCAATACGCGCTTGCTTTTCTGCAGTTGGTACCGACGATTGAAGCACTTGCTGTGCGTCGCGCAGCTGCTCGCTTTCTTCTTTATGGCCAGCGTTAATTTTGTCGAAAATACTCATTACAGTAGTTCCCCCATTAGTTCATCGAAGTATGCCACTATCGCTGGATAGTGCGTTTCAAGCATGGCGCGATTAAGCGCCCATGCGGCAAAGTGCTCGGCATGCCATTCCATGGTGTCTTGCATACTGTAAGTGGTAATACTCTCATTTAAGCCAGGTGTAGGAATTTCCATGCGCATGGCCTGAAATTGAACTTGGTGTCCCATTTCATGAAGCCATGTGATTATTGCGCCACCATGATCACCACTGTCTGTATAGTGCCTTACTATATGCGACAGCGACCATTGCCGCTTGCCAGCCTGTAAAGCGAGTATTGCCGCCTCTACCGCATTGGTTAAGTCGGTAATGTCGGCAATTTTATTTAAGTTTACACCTGTTTTGGCTTTTACGACTACGTGCTTCCAAGCTAGCGCTGTGTAGCCATTTGCACGCCGTGCGGTGTTACTGGGCACAGGCCAGTTGGCATAGGCTTTCGATACTGGGACATTCAGGTAGCTGGTAATGTCGTCCTCCAGCTCGCGGGCTTTCTTGCTTCCTCTTACCATTTCAGTCGGTTTAAGAAACAAGGTTTTCATGCCGTACGTAGTGATAAAGTCGGTCACTTGGCGCATTTGTGGTTGCGCCTGGCTCAACTCTGAAATGACCTTGTTTAATCCATGAATGGTTACATTTTTATTCGTTGAGTAAGCGCTAGGTACCACACGTTCAGGAAGGCGCTCTTTTAGTGGCGGCTTTGAAAGTTGCTGCTGGCGCAACACATCGGCTTGCGATTTTGAGCCAGGCGAATAATCGAAACCAGGGTCGATACCTACTGGCACATAATGTACTTCACCTGTTTTCTTATCTATCCATTCACGCGTCTCAATAACGGGCTCTTTGCTTAATTTAAGGCCTTTTCGCTGAATGCTTCTGGCTGTCTCACCAAACACTTTGCATTTACAGCCCCAACCGTTTTGGGGAAACCAGGTAAGCCAGAACGGCGACTCTTTAGGTAAGAGAGTACCGTCTTTACTTTGGTGATGTGGGCGAGGGTAGCGACTATCCCCGTGCGCGTAGCGCCAAATCGGAAAGTTCTGCAGCTGCTGGAAGCGACCCGCGTGCTTGGCGCATGTTCGTGTCATAAATGATGTTAGCTCGCCATGCGGCACTGCCTGTGTGTTCCCATCCATGCTTTTTAACCAGGTGTTTAAACTCTTTTTGAAACCAGCTTAAACTTTTACCCTCGGCTATTGCACTGTCTACCATTTGGCGAATGTCGGCCAGCAATTCGGTTTTGGTTGCCCCTGCCACCATAAAGGCGTTGTTGTGCTGCTCGCGCCACACGTCAGCCCAACGTTCGCTGGGCACATCGACTTTGTTTCTAAAATGGGTAATGGCCTCAGAAAACTTCTGAGGGCCGTACTGGGCAGGCATAAGTTAGAGCCCATCCAGCTTGCTGTAGTCGTTATCTAGCATCGCCCATATAAGTATGAACGAATACAAAAGAGCAACGACGGTGCGAAAGTGCTCAAGTGCATCGAAATGGCTTAGTATTACGAATATCAACGGGCCAGTAATTAATAAGTGCCCGCCCAAAACCACACCAATCATTCTGGTGTAGTCGTTAAACCAAAATCGTAGCCATGTTTTACGCATCGTTATCTCCCCTCATTCACATCAAATCGTCCGCTTAACTCAGCTGCGGTAAAAGCTTGGCCCAAAAGTAGTTGATAATCTTCAATGGGCAGTTGGTCTTCTAATTCCAGCAGCTGCTCTAATAGCGCCTCCAATGAATCAGCATTAGCTACTAGCGACTCAATGGGTTGCATTAACTTACTGAACGACTCGCCAGCCTGTTGTGCTAAACGCTTGGTAAGTACATCTGCACCGTCGTCTTTCGGTTGTTGTGCTTTAAGTGCAGCGAGCGCTAAACGCAATGCAGCGGTTTGCGACTCTTGTTTTGGGTCGTCCTTATCCGCATCTTTTTCTTCTGGCTCTTTAACAGCAGGCGTGGCGACAGCGCGAGCCAAGATAGCCTCTTTGCCTTCAGGCTCTGGAATGCGAAGCTTATCTTGCGCCCAGCTAGCCGGAATACGAAAACCAATGTCGACCAGCTTTGGTAAGCTGTCTGCGTATTGGCTGATGTCTTCTGGCTCCTGTGTGTCGAATATAATACGCGGCTTACGTCTTGGGTCGCCTCGGTAGCTTAGGCTGTTAAGCGCGTGCATCGGTAAAACAAGGTCGCGATTTAAGGTATTGGCCATTTGGCGCAAATCGTGGTCGCGAATGTCTTGTCGTACTTCATTGTGCACGTTGCCTAACGCTTGGCTGCCCGTGCTGTCTACCTGGGATGTGAGGGTTTGACCTAAAATGACTTTAGATTGGATGCGCTCACACCAGCTCATCATTGTCATGAAGGGGTCGCTGCCGCCGCCTTTCGCTGCTTCGTGAAATTCAATTTCCATGCCTTTGGGGATTATGCCCCCAGCATTGTGGCCAATGCCGAGTACTGCCTGAAGCAAGCGGCTCTTTTCGGTATCAGTTGCACCACTAGGGTATTTACCCAATTTAATAGGAATGCCGTAAATCTCAAGGAACTCGGCTAAGTCGCGCACCGAATAGTTTTTGAATATGAACGGCCACGCCAGCTGACGAATTAGGCCAATGCGTGCGGCATAACCGCTTTTTGCAGGGTGGCGGTGCTGCAGCCAGTTAAGCGGGCGTAGTTTCTCGCCCTTACCCGTTTGGTCGCGAAGGGCAATGCAGTCCTGGTCGTCGTGGTGTAACTGAAACCACGTAGCAGGGCGGTGCACGAATGCCTCAGGAATACGGAAGTTATTGTAAAAGCCCCATTCATACTCAATGTTTGAAAAGCCTTTTAAAATGCCGTCACCCATACCAAATATGATGTCGTGCCAGTCTTCCACATCTTTCAGCATTTGCTCTATGTTGGCCGCATCTTTTTGTTCCTGGGCGGTGGCATTCACAGGCGGCTCTATCTGCCAATCGATATCGGTTAGTGCCATCTTACGCTTGAATATTTCAGCCTGGATGTGACCGTCTTTCTCTTCGATGTCTTCAGCAAGGTAGCACTGTTCTAATAAGCTACCTTGTTCAGCATTTTTAAGAATGACCGCCAACGTGGCAGGCGTTAGCCCAGAACTAGGATGCTCAGCAAACTCGCGCCGCATTTGCGCCACGCGTGCTGAATTGTCGGTTTGTTTGGTTTTAAGGCCGCGTTCGCGTACACGAAATCGCGTACCGTTTTGCTCGTAGGTTTCCATCAATAACACCCACTTTGTTGGATTGAGTAGTTGTCGTCATTGTTGCGGTTGTCGCGCCTTTCGGCTTTGGAAGGTAGGCTCATGTAGTCAATTTCACCGCCCTCCATTTTACTGGCCGCAACCATCATGCAGCAGGCAATAGCGCTGTCGCCGTGTCGCTGTTTTTTGCTGTCGGTTTTCGCATCGGGTATGCGAGGCACGCCCCGGTTGTTAATTTGAATAGAGCGCAGGTCATCCAAGATGTCAGCGTCACTCGGTAGGATAATGGTGAAGTCCTCAAAGTGGGATTTCATAGGCGGCATGCTTTCTCGATACCAGTTTTCGGTGATCTTGACCGACTCGATAAGCCCCGCGCCGTAGTGGTCAACTGCTTGCTCTGCTAAGTATTCACCGTTACCCGTGGCATCCAATTGCGCGCCAATAAAGCGGGGTAGCCTGTCGATGATGAAAAATAGAATTTGTTCTTGCTGCTTGTAGGGAATGTTTTTAAGTTCCACCACAAGCGGTACACGAAGGCTTAAGTCTTGTTGTATTGCACCAACCCATAAACACGTTAAATCGCCAGAACGTGCAAAGTCCTCCCCTAAGCAGTGGCGCTGCTCTGGGTTTAACTTCTCCAGCTGTGGCAGTAATACCTCTTTGCACCAGTCTTTAATATCAGCAGCGCGCAAGTCAGGGCGCATCTGGTTCCACTCAGCGCTTTGTGCATAGTGGATAACGGTGGGCTGGCCACTTTCGTCGGGTTGCACCATGGCCTTGTCGATAAGGGCACGGCTGATGTAGGCACCACCGCCCGATTTAGGCACACAGAAGTATTCTTCCAGTGCATCCTCTTGGCTGGCGGTATCGTTAAGTAAATCGTCTTTCCACTTTTGTTCGGCCTCTTGGCTCCAGTCATTCCCTTTAACCTGGCATATGCGCTGGTACAAGCCTTCATTACACGCATCATCTAGCGTAATGCGATGAATGCTGTAACGCTTTTTACCTGCTCGGCTGTCTTGTATGAGCTGGTTAAAAAGGTTCTCCGCACCGTTGTGAGTGCTGATAAGGCGCACCTTTGCGCCCCACATGGTAAGCGCAAGTGCAGCCTTGAGTACTTCCGCTAATTGGTCGTGAAAGGCGGCTTCATCAATGGTGACGTTACCCTGCATACCACGCAGGTTAGACGGCTTCGAGCTCAGCGCTTGGATTTTAAAGCCACTGGCGAAGTGAATAACGAAGGTAAGAATTTCTTTGCCTTCTTGGCCGTCATCAATGAACAGCTCTTCTTCAATGTCACCTGCAGCTTTATCAAAGGCCTTTGCCCACATGGCTGCGGCATCAATGAACTCGCGCGCCATTTCTTTATTCGAGCCCACATAAAAGTGGTTGGTACCGTGTGCGCTTTTGGTTCTACTGGCGGTAAGCACAGCGTCTGACGCTTCGGCCCACGGTTCGACGGGACTTCTCAGCAATCTTCAGCGGTGAGTCATCGGCTACCCAGCGTTTCTGGTACCCAAGTAAAAGTTCGTTCTCATCGAAGGGAATGAAGGTAGGGAGGCCGAACCGCGTTTCTAGTCTGTCGCATTGTTCAATGGCTTTTTGATATTGCGTTTTACTGGGCCTGATTTCCTTAGGTGTAGGGGCAGGCTGTGGTGGCAGCTTCATTAGGCAATCCCCAAAATCTCACGCTTGATTTGCGCAGCACCATCTGCGGTTAGTCCCGCTGCTTTGGCTACCTCTGCGGCACGCTCTGCGGCTTCTTCCGCCATGGCCTTGCGGATTTCTTTTTCACGCTTGGTACTTTCAGTAGCGGCTTTCTCAAGTTTCTCTACTCCAACGGCTAGGTCTTTAATGAACTTAGGCTCAACAATTTCCCCTGACTCAGACATTTTTAACACTTGGTCGAACGCTAGGGTGCGAACCATCTCAATGAGCACTTTCGAGACTTCACCTGTTGGCTTACCGCCCAGCTGGTCTACCCATTGTTTAGACACTTCACGGGCTTCCTGAATGCGACTGCCCACTGTGGCCATGCGCGTGGCATAGCGGTTAAGACCGCTACGTGAGATATGTTCTTCTTCAGGCAAGCCTGCGTCACGTATTAGGGTGTTAACCCGTTCAAGCACTTCGGTTTGTGTAACGGATTTATCGCGCAATAGCTCAATCAGTTCAGACTTTATGTCGTCGGGAAGCTGGTCTATTTTGCTGGGCTTGCCACGGGTGCGTTTATCGCTCATGCGTTCTCGTCATCCTTATGCTCTTGAAATTCCTTAAGCACCTGTTTACGGATGCGTGGCACGGCTTTTTGGAATTCATCTAACAGCCTGAACCCTTCAGGGAATTCTTTGCGCATATGTTCGCGGTATGATTTTGCGTGTTCGGGAAAGACCTCATTGCCAATTTCCGCAACGATGAATGCATGAACAAAACGATCAATCATGTCTTTTTCTGCTTTAGTTGCTACTTTGCGTTTAGCCATTTTCTTGCTTCTTGTGTAGTTGTGGGCGTAATTCGCTGTCCAAATAATCTTCAAGACCAGCGGAGTCGACAAAATTAGCATTATCATCAGAGTACTTAATGGCATTCTCGACACCTTTAATCTGATTCTCTATGGCGAATTTGTTTAGCGCCTCTAAAGCGGCAGGGCATTCTTTACCACTTGCTAGAGCTAAAGCGGCTGCCATTAATCTAGTTATTGCTAAGTCGTTTTCTTTCTCCAGTTCGCTAACACGCTCATTAGCCTTTGCTAGTTCTTCACAGGCAAACAGCAACATATCAGGACACGCTGTAAGGCATGTAAGTTTAAAATTCGGACCTTCCAGCTTTAACCCATCAGCGGTGCTAGCGACAGAAGCATGCTTTTGCATGTCTTCAATTGTGTATTTACCTTCAGCTTTAACTGTTGTTTTACGGTTGGTCATCAGTGCTACCTCGGCCCTGGGCGTTTAACACCTGGTGTGGTGGCAAGGCCTCGCTCAACGTCTAGGCCGCGCTGTGTAATGCGGGCTATGGTGTAACTTTCATGATGGTCCAAGGTGACTAAGCCTTGCTCTTTCAGCCAATGAAGCTGTGTACCTAGCTTATCGATGGTCATTGTGTTGCCGTAGCTGGCGCACACACCCTGAATAATGCTGTTGTTTGCGGCATAGTCATCCATTGCTGCTAGGCAGTGCAAAATGCTTAAGCGCTCGTGTTCGTTTACTATAATTGCGATTGCCATTAGTTCTTGTCTCCGCGCAACTCGTTTTCAAAAAGTATGTTTACGTTGTTTAACACCTGTTTAAACAAAGGTTCCATGCCTTCTAATCGTCCATTTAAACGGGCTATTTCTTCTCGAAGGGCGGCGCTTTCTCCGGCACTTGGAAGGTGCTTAACGTGGCTGTCAATTTCATGCACCTTATCGCGTAGCTTGTAGTGCTCAATCTGATGGTCTTTGAACTTCAGTTCGTTTAGTTTGAAGCGCTCTTCCTGGCTGTTAACGTGCGCTGCTAACTCTGTCTTTGTCGCGAAATACTTGCTCAGCCAATACAATCCAGCCATCAGCATTACCGATACAAAGAACGAATAAATTTTCCAGTTGTCGTTAAGGTGGCTTACTACATGTTCCATGCTATCGATTCCCGTTCTCTACTTCTTGTTGGCAATCGGCGCAGCGCTGAGCATCGACTATTATTCTGCGGCGTTGAGTTATATCGGCATCACAGCGCACGCATAGTGGTGCGCCGTTCTCATCTGTTTTAATGGGGGGCGTTGGTGTCACCTGGTTAGGCTTGAAACGCATGAACGTCATCCGCCTAAACGACGCGCTGGCTTTATCAGCCATATCCGCTGCATCCATCAACTGGCCCCTTGTTTGGAAAACTTATCCCATGTTCTAAAGCCAAACCAAGCAAGCACTGGCGAAGCGATAAGTAGCGCTATCTCCCAGTTAGCACCGTTGCCATGGTCGAAGGCATTGAGCAATTCCATTACAAAGATATACGCGGCGGTGAACCAGCTGTGCCGCCGCGCAATTTCAGGGCGAATTTCAGGGCGAAATGTTTTAATTTCTTTACCCGAACGCAGGGTTTCTTGCTGCTGAGTATGCATCCCCAAATCATGAGTTAGCCTGGCTTTCTCTCGCTCGGCTTCAATTTGTGCTAACCCTAACTCAATTTCGCCTACAACTTCGGGCGGCAAGCTGTCTACGGTAGCCTTTACTTTGGCTACGCTACTAGGCGATGTGTCTCCGTTAACTGCCTCTACGACATTGGCAATGGTGTGCGCCACCTTTTCCGTCGCACCACCTTTACGCTCACCAAAGAGACGAATCAGTGACGGACCATATTTAATGAGGGCTGAAATTCCTGCAGTGGCTAATACAGACATTAAGCATGTGCTCCAAGTTGTTTACGTATTTTAGTAATGTGTTGCTCGGCATTCAGTCGCTGAGGTGTCTCACCATTGTCTAGGTAAGCTTCCAGCTCTTGACGCGTCACACTATTCCAGCCTTGCCGCCAGTACCAATGAGCAGTAGCGCGATAGCTGCTTTCAGGTAACAGCGTAAGGGTTCCCGACATTCTCGCTTGTTTCTCGGCTTTAAAACGAGCACGGCGACCCGTGTTAAACCATTCTTGGTTAAATTTGCTTACGGGCATGGGGGTGTGCTCAAGTCTGAAGGCGTTAGGCAGTAAAGATATGCATGAGCATTGTCTAAGTAGTGTTGAACTGTGCCTTTACCTGCCATTGAGTTGTAAAACTGTTTCCAGTACTCCGCGCGACCTCGCAATGACGAAGGGATTAGCTCTGGCCGTAAGCGATAATGCAGACGACAGAATATGAAGCTTAAAAGCGGGTCATTGGCCAAGTCGGTATGCACCAGCTTTCTAATGTCATAACCGAATTCCATGTGAATGGTTTTCACTATTCGCATGGGGGTGCGCTGAATAATGTCTTGAAATGCAATGAGGTCGTGCTGACAAAGCCCCATACCAGCACCGCCAGGCGTCGGGTCTTCATAAAGGCCAAGACACGTTTCAGCTGCTGCAGTTTCAAGCAGCAGGTTCGTAGCACAGCCAGTCGAGCCATGGCCCAACACATCACATACTTGACGCGCTAGTGTAATGGCTTTGATTTTCGACGTTAGGCCGTAGTGGTAAGTGGGATTTTCTTGGTTCATGCCGCCATCGTAGCGACGGCGGTGAGGGGGGTGGGATTAGTCTGGGTTTGGGTTAAAGGTTAATTCCACATTCCGTTAAAGCGTTATGAAATGACACGTCTAACTTGAACTCTCCAGTTGACGAGGCCGCTTGATTGAACCCAACGCGACGATAAATTAATTTAGCGCCTGAAAGCATTTCAGATAATATCTTTTTCGCCTTTTCACCAGATACAGCAGTGTAGGGGGACATTATTTTCGTAGCGTTTTCCATTGAGCTTTCATATGTAGATTGAAATTGCGCCTTTTGTTCTGAGGTTAATGACGACATATATGGTGTCATATCCACTGTGCTAGATGAAGGCACATAATCAACGGGCGTTTCTTGAGTTTCTATCGTCCACGAATCATTATTATCAATTCGAAGTTGCACATTTCCAACAGGCACCTGTACTTTACCACCGCTTAAAACACCGACCCTAAGATCGCCTTCTACAGTTTCTACGAAAGGGTAAAATTGATTGGTATACGTAAGCACTGTGCCATTCGCGTAATAAAGGCCACCAACCGTTACTCTGCATGAACTGGTGTCATCAAATTGGTCTACATTCTTTTGGGTAAACCACCTTATTTCTGGCGGTGCAGTAGAGCTACATGCTCCCAAAAGCAATGTTGAAGTGATAATTAGCGCCTTAATTTTCAAAATGCCTATCCTTTTCTTTTTATCCTTGGGTTCGACAATTTAGTGCAATAGCGATTTTTGTTCAAATTTAAAAACAAAAAAGCCCGCACATGGCGGGCTGGCGTTTATCGTTTTAATGTTTCTATCAGCTTTCCTTGCTGCGACTGAAGATAGTCGAGTAAAACAGCGAGTTTACGCGTAGAGCACAGCCCCTCAGGCGCGGCACCTAGCAGCTCGGCTAGTGCCTCTTGGCATGTGGTAAGCGTGTTTAGCTCTTCTAAAAAGTCAGTGTTGTCCATTTGCATTACTCCTTGCAAAAATAAGCGTGAGAGATACCGATAATTTCGCTCTCCCAGTGGATGCCTTCATAATCTGCCAGCCATTTGCGGGCTGTTTTATCATCCTTTTTGAAACCAGCAGCCGCCATTACATTTGTTTTATTCGCCCCCGGGTGTTGACGAAGGTACTGGACAACGTGTTGTATGAACTGGTGCTTTTTATGCTCGAAATACTTATTGCTAGTGGGTTTACTGGTGTTGGCTTTTTTGGTTTGCGACAGCTGCTGTTCTAACAGCTGGGCTTTGTCGCGGTAGAGTTGCAACAACTCGCCTTGCAAGTCTTGATTGGTAGCCTGTAATGCTTGTACTGCACTGTTGTCGTGCTGACTGCTTTGTAATGTATCGGCCATTTGATTGAACGCATTGATGTACGCTTCTTTTATAGCGGCGGCTTGTTTGCCTGTAAAACCCATCACCAAGAACATGAAACCGTCTTTAGTGACATTATACATAGGTAGCTTACGGCCAGTTGTATCGGTGAATTCACTCAGCTCAAAATTGAGCGCAGTAAAATAGCTAGAGCATTCGATTGATCTAATGGCACGCAAAACGTTGCGATGCTCTTTTTCAAACACTTCTGCAATGCGCGTTGAAGGAGTATAGAGTTGATTCTCTTTCACAGAGATGTAGTGGCGCAAGTCCACGTCAGGGAGTTGATTGACCATAATGGTCTCCTATGTGATTGTAGTTAACGTCTACCAGTTAGTAGCTGGTAGCCGGGTGTCAACTGAAGCCACATAGAGCTCCGGGCCTATTCCCCTTGCGGGTTTTGTATTAACGCCTCTCCACCCGGCCATTGAAAATGGACGGATCTATGCCTAACTTACAGGCATAAAAAGGCCGCAAGGCTTTCGGGTGCGGTTTTCCGCTATGTGGTATCAGTGCGGCAACCTTAATCCCGTGCGTGCGGCGTGTCAATGTTTCCTTATGCAAATGATTGGGTATTTGTGCAAAACGTGTAGAAGGTCTACAACAGCTACAACTACAACAATTGGTAAAATATGCGGGTGTGGCGTTTAGAGCTTTTCCAGTAAATACCGTCGTATTTTTCTAGTCTAGCGCGAGCGGTCTTATCATCTTTGGCATATCCAGCGGCGTTAAGAAGGTCGCCTTTTCCAACTTGGCCTTCTCGAACTAACACGTGCTTAATCTGGTTTACGAACTCAAGGTCTTGCTCTGAGGCTTGCGCTTCAATTAAGTCTACCTCTTCTAGCTCTAGCGTATTCGGGTCGATATCAAATGCTTTGTCGACGATGGCTGCACGCTCTTTTCTTACCTCAAGAATTACACCTACGCCTTCAGCAAGCTCTCGCTTCTTAAGCTGATACATATTGTCTAGGCTATTTCTAATTGCATTACTACCCTGGTAATTGCGCCCGTCTTTATTGCTGTGACCGAGTATAAGAATGGTACCGCCCGCTTCTCGAATATCTTTTAGCAGGTTCATTACCAGTCCAATTTTGGCTTCGTTGTTTACATCGGCAAAGTCTCGAAGACTGTCCACAAAGAAGATCATGTTTTCAAATTGATTAGCAGTAGCGTTTTCTGCCAACGTTCTTAAAAGTTCGAACGGGGGCAGGGGGCTCTTACTACGTTGCACATAGTGCAAGTTTGCATGAGGGGCGATAAGCAGTTCGTGTACTTTGCGCTCTTTCAATACACTTAGTGGGTTATCAAAATCTAAGTAGAACACCTGTTTCATTCGGGGAGCACAGTACTTTGCCAGCGCAAACGCTAACCAGCTTTTGCCGTTCCCGCCATCGGCATACACCATGGTCATCATGCGCTTAGTGATGAAGCCCTCAATGACGAAATCTATCTTTTGATTGAAATCAGCTTCGCACAGGCTTGCTTGTGTGAGTATTTGGAGCATTTATTCGTTGCCTTATTTTGTTTCAATTAACTTGCATATCATTGCGCCTATCGAACATTGCATCATCGCAAGCCATATACACAGTGTTTCTTGTTCGATAGTTACCGCAGAAATCATAAGAATGATTGACCCTACCCCCAAAACTTTACTGTACTTCATTAAACCTCTCCCAATGCTTGGTATTTGATGGTGTGATACACGCCACCAAAATGTTCAATGTCTTCATCTGAAAACCCAGCGGCGATCAGATGGTCTTTGGTTAAGCTTTCAAACAGTTTGAATAAAAGCTTAGAGCCGCGTTTAGAAAGCTCCACACAGCCAAACAACTCATCCATTGGAATCTCTTCAGACTCGGTTTCTTTTTCTATCACTGGTATTTCTCCTGATAATTTGTTGTTACCGCCGTAAAGCAGTTTGTTTAATACTGGCGTTACTCTTAAGCCCTCCACCTGAACACGTCGCACCACTTCTTTGACGACAGTTGCGGGTAACTTGCTTCTAATCGCCAACTCGCGAGTGCT